TTGATTTCTTAAAGAACCTTCTCCAAGTCTGAATCATCAAACCCCGGACAGTCGTTGCCAACGTAGTTAATATATTCAAATCCGGCGTTACTCCAAGCGGGTCACAATCATAAAGATAGCCCGTCACATCAACATCGGCGTCGGCCGCATTCGGCGAAAGAACGTAAATGACAACTGCCGTATTCGCCAAGATAGGAAATGGAGGAGTCCATAAAACTGTTCTTACATCTGCGGCTGTAACCGTAAATGATAATTCGTGCGATTCCTGCGAACCTATATTAACCTTGATTTTGAAAGTCCCTCCCGTCCCATCCAAGTCTTTAACGCCATCACCGAGAAACAAAGCTGCCTGGCATTGCATCGCCTCAACAGTGCTTGGCGTATGAGTTAGACAAGCAATATAAGCAGTCTTTATATCCCTATCCGCATTTTCTGTATCCAATTGTTCTATCATAATATACTCCTATCTTTCAATTTAAGGCACCCAGCGTGCCCGTCAGTCGATTATCTCTATAAATACGCCCTATCTTATTCCCCGAACCATTTTCCGCAGAGTACCGCCCTGCTGTATATCTTCTGCCACAATCCGTATCACCCATTGCTTGCCGTCATACATCGGTTCGCCTTCGGATTTCAAGCGAACACCAGTATCATTATTGAAAATATTTATTGTCGGCGCCATCCCGCCCCCTCCGCCTCGCGGGATAACCTGTTCGCCCCTTTGTAATATCGCCGGATATTCGTCACCAGCAAAACCGCCATGCAACCTCGGCGCTCCGGCAAATGCCATCGCCGGAACTCTGCGAGTACGAGATGTTTGGCCAACTATTCCCCCCAAATGAAGTTCCGATACCGGCATCCCCATCATTCCTGCGGCAATAGGTTTGGCAATTGTCTCGTACATTATGATTTGCGTGACCATCCGCATAACACTTCGCAGCATATCGGTCATTGCATCAGCAAATTTCTTGCCTTCAAATAACATAGCATCAAAAGCATTCGACCATTCACCAGCCATTCCTCTCGCTATATCTGTATAGATACGCATTTGATTTGCTGCTGACCTTTCAGTCGCTTCTAATTGTTCCTTTTCTAATTTAATGATTGGTGCTCGCATTATGTTATATTGCTTTTCTGCCTGTTCAGCCCAATTCTTGGCATGAAATTCACTTATCCATTTATCCAATTCTATCGCTCTTTTATTTTGCTCCTCAAGTGTTCCCGCTCCCCAAGATTTTATTTGTTTCCCCCTGGCCTCAACTAAATCTATCATCTGTTGTTTTTGGATTCTACCATATTCCTCCGCCGCTTTAATCAATGGCGATTGTTCTATTTGTTTCTCCATCCATTTTTGTACTATAGGCTTCTCCATCTCCTCTCGCAAAACTTTCCATTCTATTACTAATCTTTCCGTTTCTTTCCTATAATCTAAAATCCACCTCGCCCCTTTGGTCATTGCTGTTATAACGGGGCCACCTATATCCTCAGCTACATCGCCAACCGCATTTTTGAATTGTCTGAAAGTTCCCGCAGCATCTTTCGCCGCTTTCTCTGCAAGTGTAAATGAATCAGCACCTATGCGAAGAAGCTCATCAAATTTCTGCTGAACAGTTAAAGTCTGATTCAGAACAATGCCATATCGGGTCAGCATTTGTGTTTGGCCCTGCGAAGCCCTACCGACCAGCATCATCGAAGTAGCTAAATCAATGCTATATTTAGCAGCCAGTCCAATCGCCGCTTTAGCTGCTTCTTTTAATTTATCTGTAGTAATTCCAAGATTCTTACCATAAGCCATTTGCGCTAAAATCAATTCATCGCCATAAATAGTCAACCCTTGCAATGTGGCAGCATAATCCTTAAATTGTGAAATATTATCTCCGACAGCCGCCCGTAAAGCTGTCTCTGCTTTTTGCTGCTCTATAGCCGCGCTGACCACTTGCTTGAGTCCACGCACGACCATATATATCCCGCCGCCAATTCCCGCAACCGCAAGTAATTGTTTCCCCATCCGCTGAACGTCTTTTCCGAACCGCGTCATGTGTGTGCGGCTCTTGTTGACGTTCTGGTCAAACGCCCCCGTGTCTGCTCTGAATCTCGCAATTAAGTTATGTATAATCGCCATATTAAGTCAGTAAATTTAACATTGCCTGCATTTCTTTTGGCGTTTGCTGCCTACGCTTCTTTGGTTTATCAAACGGCATAAAATCCTTTACTTTAAACGCCCTTCGTTTCTTACTTCGATTAGCATTAGCTACCACCATTGACGTTATCGCCTGCCTTAAATCCGCTCGCCATTCGCCAAAAGGCTCTATCGAATAGTAAGCCATCCATTCCGACAACTCCCGGCTATCAATTCTCGATAACAATTCCTGAACGGTACAACCCAGTGCAAGTGCTAATCTGAAACAAAATCTTCGCCCTGAGTTTCCTCGGAGTTTTTTGCCAAATCCTCAACATCGGCCGGACTAATCCCGTTCAACTTTTGAGCTACCTGAAATACCCTATCCAAAACAAGCGAAGATTTTTCGCCGATACCTTTTACATCATCATCAGTGAATATCCGCTTGCCCTCTTCATCAATAACCGTCAAGGCGCATAGCTTGGCTCTTATATTGCTTAGATTTGCCGTCCTGTCATCATTAACAATTCCTTGCTCGAAAGAATCCCGCTCTGCCCCCGTCATTGTTCTGACAAAAATTACCCCGCCCCATTCAGGCACTTCAATCTTTTCCTTTATTAAATCCTGAGAATTTAATATCTGCTCTTTTGTAAGGCTCATAATTTCCCTTTCATCTCTTATGTCCATGTTCCTTTGCCGGATGCTTTGATTGTTAATGACATGGTGATTTTATCGTCGAACGGGTCGTTAATATCAAAGCTGGTAATAATACCAGTAACAGCAAAAGTCTTTGTCCCAAAATCTACCGTCCACGTCTCGGAAGTCGCCGCCTGAAAAGCCGTATTGATAGCCGTAGCAATTGCACCATCATCAAAATTGACCTCCGCTGTAAACTCCCCTTCATCAGCCATGCCCGCCATGTGCTCCCGGAACATATCCGTAGAGTCCATCGTGGACTTATCAATCATGTCCCTTGTTCTTCCGCCGACTGTGATACTAATCACATTCCCAATTACCCCGGTCGTACTTCCTGTCAAAGTCGAACCATGTCCCAAAAATCCTGCACTCATAATATTTCCCTTTCAATTTCTTTAGCCAAAAAAAAGAAGGCACATCAGGTTTCCCTAACGTGCCTCCGTAACAGGCAGCGATGAGTTACGGCATCTAAGCGGCAATTACCCCGCCTTGAGCCTGATTTTTTTGGCTATATTATTATTTCATTCTTTGAACCAAACACTAAAATCCAACATTTTGCCGTTGCCGCTCATTTCCTCGTTGTCACCATAAACGCTCGGCACATCATTTTCATTCAATAACATAACTGCATCAATAATTACTCCCTCGACAGTTTTCGGGTAGTCATCATCCCCAGGCGACAATGCTATTCTCACTAAATCCGCAAGCTTCCTCGCCTCCTTATTAGTTTTAGTCCAGCAGTTAATCTGATACCTCGCATTTACCAGACCACTTGCCCCCTTCATAATCGGGTCCCGAACACCTGAAATCTCCTGATAAGTTATAGCCGGTAAAGGTTGCCCCTTCGGAACATAGATAGGGAATATCCTGCTACCGACTTTAGCATTAACATCGGCATCACTTGTCAATAAACTTACCAGTGCTATTTCAATACTCATTTCTTGCCCCAAATTCTTGCTATTCCCGCAGCAACTTCTTTGGTAAGAATCTTAATCCTGCTGCTTACCGTCACATCCGCCGCCGGACGCATGAACGGTCGTGCCGCCTGTTCTTTGTTCTTACCATGCCCAAATTCTATCGCTGCCGGAATATATGAACGTTTACCTGTCGTCTTGCCCGTTTCTAAACTTGAAGAACTACCCTTCGGATAAAAGATTAAAGTCGGGTCGGATTTCAACGTAACATGAACTGAATAAGTCCCTCTCGGATTTTTTCTTGCCGCCCGGACAGTCAACGCCTTTGAGATTTTCTGAGCCATCCCGCCGCCCCTGCTTATCCCTGCAAGATAACCCTTGATTGTCGGTATCATTGATTTCTGCGCATTCCTTACCGCCGAGCGCACAATCTTCCTTCCAACATTTGTCTCAAGCTGCAAAAGTTTAGCTTCCAATTCCTTGCCACCGACTAATGAAACATCAATCATATCAAAACCCC